CACCACGCGACAAGCGATCCGCCGGTGTCCGTCTGCGCGGAGTAGTACCACCCGGCAGGCACTATGAAAGACACGTTGCGCGTCCCTGTTCCGCCGGAGCCGCCGTGTGCATCGACAATCTGGGATGATGCCGCCCCAGAGGTACTCGCCGCGTACAGAGTGAACGATCCGCTTGAGGGTTGACCGTATGCAATCTTGACGAATCGCGGAGTCGTGCCGGTGTTCTGATATACCGACCCAAGACTGCGACCGCTGGAGGTGTAGTTGGTGGCAGTCCCGAACGGCAAGATTGCCTGGACGAAAGCGGTAGTAGCTGCCTTCGTGCTGTTATCGCCCGCTGTCGGGGTGGTTGCCGTCAGAGTAGTAAACGCTCCGGTGTTCGGCGTGGTTGCGCCGATAGCCCCAGGTGCGCCCCAGTTTACAGACATGGTAGGATTCGCTGGGTTGATGTTCGTCGCATCGCCATAGACGCTCTCAACTACGCCCGTTGCCAACGCCACGCCCGTACCCGCCGCCGTCTTGCACGTCACGGTGTACGCGCCGGTGCAGTTATTTGCGACCAGCCACATGCCTTCGATGTTCGGGAAAATGAGGCTCAAGTCTGCGCTCAATGTGCCAGAGATGACGATGATCGTCTTGCCGTACTGCGCGGGCGTCAGCGTCACGTTTGCGCTCGTCATGGCCACTGCCGCAATGCCGTTCGTCGCATCGGGCACCCAACCCGTCGGCGTAGAGCCTTCGGGATCGTTCGAGTTATTGTCCGCCGTGTTGAGCCAATAGCCGGTGCCGTCCGTCCGCATCACGCGGGCACCCTTGGGATAGCCCCCCACCGCCGTAGCGAACGTGCCATCGAACGGGAAACCACCACCCGCGCTATACCAAACGGCGGGAGCGGTTGCGGCCTGCAAGATGCCGTTCATGTCCAGACCAGACGGCGGGACTCCCCCAGACGCAATCGGGGTGCGCGTAAGCGGCGGGAATCCATCAGTGTACGATGCTGCGCCGGGAGTGACGCCGATTTGCGAGGGAACGGGAATCACATTTACCCCTCCACTGTTTGCGAACGGGGTTGTCAGTTTACTCGGTGCGCTAGAGGATTCCACTGGTGGCTCCTTGGCTAATAAATGGTGCAGACCCAAACGGGGCCGCTGTTATCGTTCCCGCCTCCGAGAATCCGAATGCCGGAAGCGCAATTTGTATCATTGTAGCATCCACCCCAGCCGGTCTAAGCATGATGCCGGACTGCGTTACGATGGCAAATTGCAGGGGTGTGAGGATGGATTCAAAGGTGTAGCGAATCATCATATTTCCCAGATCGTTGAGGTAGCAACGCAAGCCGGGGAACACGTTTCGCAGCAGTTGATTGATGGCCGGAGCGGTGGCCGATGAGATGTTGCTCAACGCCTTCGCCATGATGAGCGTCCGGTAGGAATCGTCAGAGAGAAGATAAGTCTGCGTGGCCGCGTCAACTCCATCCCAGAACGGCTCTTGCCCAAACGGGAAAGTATCCTCCGCGCCGGTCTGGAATCCGAAGTAACTGCCAGCGGAGGGGATAAGTAGGCTGCGCGATATTCCGACTATTTTTCCCCAGATATTTAATCCGAATCCCTGAGCTGTCGATACGTCCCAAACATACGAAAAGAAGGCGTCAATATTCGCATCGGGGCGGATATATTCGTTCATGTTTCTCACCAGCCGCATCATGGTTGGGCTGTTCGCGTACTGCGAAATCACGGTCTTTTCTACGTCTCTCATGGCGTGACCAAAACAACCGAGATGTTTGCCGCTGTGATTGATGGAGCCTGGTCAATCCCAACTTGCTGCTGCAATCCCGTTGGCATGGATGATGCACCAACAAACGCACTCAGGATCAGCACGTTCGGTGCAACACTCGCAATCGCGCCATAGTAGTTTGTGGACAGAATCAGCGATCCAATCCGCGCCAAAGCCGCACCGTTCGCGCCGGTGAATTGAGCGATGATCGCATCTTGGATTAGGCTCACGATGTTGTATGGGAGCGATGGGCTGTTGACGATCTGCACGGCGAAGTAGATTGGAAGCGCAGAAGGTCGATTGAACTTCACCGCATAGCTCGGCTGCGGGTATTCGTACCCGCTGGGGTCTATCACGGTTACGGACGTATTGCCGTTGTAATTGCAGCCGCCGTCCTTCTTGCCCCATATGGCTTGCGCAATCGCCGTGTCATCGCCGCCCACCACAGCGACATAGATGGAATGCGGCGCGAGCGGGTAGTTTGTCGAGCCTTTGTCCACAACGGTACTCAGAGGGTTGTCTATCGCGTAGCAATCACTCACGCCCGACACAGCGAAGACGTTTGCATAGATGGACGGCAAGGTTCCCTGCCCATTGATAGCAACCGAGTTTTGGCGGCGATACTCAAACTCCGCCCGGCTCTCGACATTGTTCCCCAGAAACGCGCTCGGTACACCGTAGGCAAGCGTGGGATTGTTGACCGAATCCCAGCCCGACACAGCTTGGTAAACTTTGGTGAGCGTGTTGTCCGGGCAGGAGATCGGCCCTGTAACGATGTTCTGAAAGACGCCCTGCACCGTTCCAGTCGAGCCGATGGTCACGGTCGCCATGAGCGTGTAGCTGTTGCCCGATGTGTCTTGAGCCTGCGTACCGGATGGCACCACAGCACTCACAGCACCGCCTAGCGTCGCCGTTACCATCGTTGCGGTAGCAGGCTGGCGCGTCATGAAGTAGATGCGCCCTATGGCATCCTGGAAGCGGCCAGAGGCATACTGAGGGTCAACCTGATTGGTCACATAGGCGATTTCGCTGTTCTTGTCCGCGATGATGGCCGTCTCGCTTGAGGCAAGCTGTCCCTGCGGAGTTTCGAGCGCGGGATTGACGCCGCCCCCGAAGGCTGTATTGATGTCCGCCTGGACTCCGGCGAGGATGTCAGCTTCAGCCGGTAGCACAACGCCCGTGGGGGTGAATTGGAGGGTCGGAACTTGGCTAGAATACGACATTTGTTGTTCCCCCCGATGAATCCGTAAACTGAATCGAACCCGTCACGCTGCGGGCATTGAACGAACTTATTATAACAGTTGCAGTTACGACTCCCGGCACTGTCAGAGCGGCGTTCGAGATGAGAGCCTTGAGCAAGGATGCCGGGGGAAGCATCCCAAACACCTCAGTCCAGTACGGGATGCCCTTCGTCGTGTCGTAGTAGCACTCGCCGAGAAACAGGCGCACCGCGCTCGCCACGTCCTGAGCGAGCGCATACGGCGCGGTGGCCATTGCGATGTTCCCGTTGCTATCGAGGCATAAGTCCCACGCCGTTCTGTCCAACAAAAGTGTCTTCATACAGGCTCTCCCGTCACTCCGCTGCCCGTCGAAACCCCGCCGTGGGTATGGGTATGGAGATTGGTTCCCTCAGCGGTGACAGTGCCCGTAGTTACAAGGCTTCCGCTCATGGTAGCATTGCCGCCGGTCTGAGCTAGTGCGCCGTCGATGGTGATGAGGGGGGCCGTGAGCGTGATGGCCGTGGGCGACACAATCGAGATCCCCGCGTCCGTGAATTGAATGTACTGCGTTGGCGTTCCGTTGAGCAGCCCGCCGAGATAGAGCGCATCGCCAAGATCGTATTGCCGGTAGCTGCCCGGATTCGCTTGCGCCTTCGTCGATTGCACCTTGCTTATGTCACGGCTGGCGAACACCGCGATTCCAATGTCTCCCACTTGCGGGTCTATGATGACAGCGCTCGCGCCGCCTTGAATCCGCATGTAAGGCACGTCGTAGACTGTCACAAACGGCGTAGGATTCGGCGGGTTGCTCCCGTCAATCTGATTCACCATCGGGCGGATGTCTACTGTCCCAACCGGAGAGAGTCCACCGTCATTCGAACAAGCCATCACCTCCACCAATGTCGCTGTCTGCATTTTGGCCAGAGCCTGCCTGATTGCAAAACTGACATTGTTGTATTCGCCCGACGTTGTAGTGGGGCGAAATGAACCGAGTGAAACCGAATTAGGTTGAACTGCCATCGTCGTTTTTCGTCCCTATAACCGTTGACTCCCACCGGCCACCGGGCTTCTCACTTTCGAGCCAATGGTCGATAGATGAAACAAAGAACTTCCCACACGCACGGGGAAGACTGGACACAACCTGAACATGCCCGCCAAACATGATTGCAGGATTGAAGAGCGTCTTTAGTACCACGCCGAAAGCATCGAACGTGGGATAACCAATCAGCCCGGTAGCGGGCGAAATCAGAGCCACAGTGTTGAACTGACGTGGCTGGTTTCGCGGGCAGATGGCAAGGATTTTATCGTCGATGTAGATGTCGATTCCCACCGCTTGCGCTAGGCTCATGGCCTGGTCATGCAGCGTCCCGGAGAGTGCCACCTTAGCCATCTGCGTATTGACTCCGTTATTTTCAAGAGTCAGTCCCATCGCGTTCGCAAGATCGTTCATTGCGTTCACTACAGACACAGACCCTTTGTAGCTGGTAGGAGTCGCCGGGGTGAGTTTGTTGATGACGTTCGTAAACGCTTCGACCATTAGAAACACGTCCGGCATCGACCGATAATCTCCCCACGCTTGCCGGATGTCACCCTGAAAAACCATCGTCTCTTGATCGCCGTCGATTGCGAAGACCTGGATTGTGTTCTTGGTGATGTTGACGGGGTCATAGGTGAGCGTCGTGATGGAGTTCATATCGCTCTTACTCACGCCATAAATCTGCGTGTGAAGCGTTCCCATCTGATTGCCGCCGCCCTTCTCTATCTCCACAATGGCGCGTAACCCGTTAATGGTGATCGTCGTGCCGGGGATCGCCAGAGTAAAAATGAAGCGCAGTTCTTTCTTGTTTGTAAATGAATTGTCGCTCATAGCTCCGCCTCGGTCAGATAGATCATCTGGTATCTACCCGCGAGTCCATCGTAAGTAGGATCGCTCGAACCCTGCGTGTCTATAAAGATGAGATAGCCAACAAACGAAGCGTACCCGAACGGGCAGAGTGGAGTTCCGTTGAGCGCAAGAATCCCTGTGGAACAAACTACGCCGCCCACGCTCAAGTCAACAAACAATCCCTGCGGCTTCTGATAGACCGTGATCGAACAGTTCTGCCCGTCAAGCACGGTTTGCACCTGTTGGTTAGGGACGGCCTGTAGAGGGACTTGCAGCATTATTGCATCCTCGGTGACAGAATCAGAAGCGGTACGGAAGTCGGAATCTCGCTAAGTTTGGTGAAGTGTAGAGGCTGCGATTGCACCACGCCGCCGCTTTTCTGTGCGAACGCGCTAGGGGCTTGCGGGATGTTGATTTGCGTCGTCACCACGGCGAACGTAACAGGCCGAATCTCTTTCAGTGGAATCTCGACTGCAATCAGGTTCGCGCCTCTCTCATTCGTCCGCTGATAACGATATTTCTCTAGAGTGCAGTTGAGGTACTGAGCTTCTGGCGTGACGACATTGTAGAGAGCGGTGGACTTCACGGCCGCATCGAGGGCCGTAAAGAATGCAGCGCGATCCTCAAGCGTTCCGTCCAATATCAGCGTAACCTCCGGCTGTCCCGGCATCTCAACTTTGTTGAAGCTGGCGAATCCTCCCTCTTCAATCGGGAAGTCGCTGACGTGCATTTCTTTGATGTACCCGAATCTGTTGGTCGAGAGGACTGCATTTGCATCGCTGCTCGCGCCCAGTTGGATCGCAGAACCAACCGGATAAATCCCCCACTGTTGCACGGTTTGGAGGGAGTTATTCAGAACGGATTGAATCGGCCCCAGCGATGTCACTGTAGACAGGGCCGCACCTGAGCGCGGCACTGAGGGAACGCCGGGAGAGTTTGGGACGTCCGGGTTGGGGATGAGTGGCATTATCCAAGGCCCGCCTGAGCCTGAACTGCGAACCTGTAATCGAGCGAAGATTTCATGTCCTTAGCGATTCCGTGAGCATCGGACGCGGTGGTATGGACGTGGACTTCTCCGATGTTCGTCGTCACGCTCCGGCTAGTGGTCTGCGAGGATGGAGTGTACGCCGCCGCGTTGGATGCGCCGGGGATGCCGTCGAGGAACATGCGCTCTTCGCCCTGGCGGCGACTGAATAGGCCGGGGTTATAAACTCCGCGCGATGTGACCCGCGATGTCTCGAATGCCTTTGCCGCTTCGTCATACTTCCCCGCACGAATCAGAGCGAGAATGTGCGAGTTCGCCAGTGCGCCGGTATTGAACTGATAGTCAGCGAGCGCGCCAAGTTGGTTCTTGCTTAGTTTGAGTCCGGCGGTGAGTTTGGCGACAGTCGCTTGCGCCTTCCCTATGTCAGATTTGTAAAGCGCATCGGCCTGTGCAGTCGTGACCCCGCCTGCGAAGTTCTCTCCGGGCAAAATCTGATGGCCGTATCCAATCGCCATCTTGCCAGCATCGGGATAGGCGAAGTGGCGCAATCCCTCAGCGGCCTTTGTGAATGCGTCTCCGGTGAGGTTCGCAACCCACTTTCCCGCCGCTTCCGTTCCGCGTCCTACGGCCTTGGCTGCGGTAGCAATGCCACCCCCCACAGATGACCAGAAATCCTTTGTCTCCTGCCACGCGGCGGAATCCCCACCCCCAGACCAGCCATCCTTCTTGACTTTATCTATCAGCCACCATATCCCCAGACCCGCAAGCACGGCGATTACAGCCGGTATAACGACCTCTGGGGCGAAGATGGTAGCTAGGATGCCTCCACCGCCCGCCGCCGCCGCTGTACCGGCTCCCACGGCCTCTGTGCCCCCAACCACCGCAGCCGTCTCGCCCGCCGCCGCTGTACCGGCAACACCACGCGCTACCGCCTTCGTCAAACCGCTAAGAATCCACTTCCCTGCCAGCCACGCCGTCAACGTCCCAAGTATCCCGACCCCGCCCAGTATTGTGTCGCGCTTCGCTGGGGTCTGTTTGTTGACCCAGACGAGAAATCTGTTTGCGGCCTCGGCTACAGGATTCAACAATTCAAGCAGGTCATAACCGAGCTTTCGATAGTCCAGCCCGATCATCACCATAGACTTCAGAAGTTGGGTCTGCTCTGCGGCCTGCTTATCCGACGGCGCAAGCCCCTTCATTGTCTTCAGATAGTCCTTGAGTTGCTGCCCCGGCATCAAAATCAGGTTCATCATGTCCGGGGAAAGCCCACCGGCAAGCCCCGCCTGATACGCCGTCTCACGCTGCGAATCGGTATACTTCCCGCCGGCCCCGAACCTATTGACGCTGTACTTCTGAATGTCCAACATCTGCTGCTCATGCGGGGCATTCAGTTCGCCGGGGGCCAATCCAATCTGCGTGAAGTACCGCCCAACGGCCGGCATCTCCCCCGATCCGTGGAATAGCTGATACCGGGCTGCGGAGAGCATCTGGAACGTGCTTAGGATACTCTGCGCCGAGCCGCCAAGCCCCCGTGCCGCGCTTCCCCATGCCGAGAGGGATGTTACCCCTATGTTGAGATTCTGCGACATCCTCTCAATGGCTGTATTCGCCGTGACCGAATCGACGATGAAGTTCTTGATCGCTACCGTGCCGCCCAGCACGGCAAGGAACTTACCCGCACTCAGCGCGAGGGACGCAAAGCCCGTTCCCGTCTCTTTAGAAGCAGCCGTTACCTTCTTGAGTCCGTCTGTGTTTTTCTTGGATGCGTCGTCTACGAGTTTCAGTTTCCTCGCCACGTCGGGAGTCTTAGACGTGAGGTCGCTGGGATCAAGCCCAATTTGGATAATTAATTGGTCAATCACAGTGGGCATATCAAACCACCTTCCTCAATTGTGCAGACCTGCGGGCAATAGACCAAGGTTTACCACTCTGAATTGTCGATTGTTTAGTTCTCCACTCCTGAGAACGAGGAGGCATTTTCTTCCCGATCTTGCGGGCTGCACGTTCGGCCCTAACATCGGGAGACAGAGCCTCCCATCGCAACTTCTGTGATTCTGTCATTTTGGCCCGCTGTTCAGGAGTATGTGTTTTCCCAATGTGAGCCGTTGATAGATTCCGCTTGGTTTCGTCAGATCGTCGCTGGCCGCGATTAGAGGCTGACAATTGCGCCCTGGTTTTCACTGAGACAATGTGTCCTCTGAGAGAGTTTGCCCGCTTGCGCTTCTCTTCCTCCCTTTGGATACGTGACCCAATCTTTGCTTCCCATTCATCGGAGTGCGGCCCTCGTTTTATGCCAGTCAATGCCGCTGATATTTTCCCTCTTGTGAAAACAGATGGGGGGCCATTCTTCTTCCCCAGATTAGCTGTCCGCAGTTTAGATTTTGTTTCTTCCGAACAGACGAGTCCCGACTGCCCTTCGCCTCCCGTTGTCATGTTGTAGCCGTGACCAGTGGGCGCAAAGGTTCCGTAGAAACGGATGTAATGCTTCTCAAGATCATTCAACAAAGGAAGGTCACAAGACGCGACCTCCACCACGGTGAAACTCTCAATCCTATACTTCCGCATGGCGCGATGAAGGGCGTATTTGCTACCAGCCTTAGAATCTTTCTTGTGCCCAGAGAACCTCTGCGCAACAGTCTTCTCCGTCTTGCCAACGTAGCCCTTGCCGTTGACCGTGTTGCGGATTAGATAAACGGTCGGCATGGCTACTTCGCTCCCTGAGCTAACATACTATTGTGGCCTTCTACTATGACCACCTCCAAAAGATTATAGGCATCCTCCACGCCGTAGACCGTATCCAGTTCGTGAAGCGTCGCAACGCGCTTGGAGATCAGGGTGCCGATTACTTTCGAGACATTCTTGTAGCCGACTGGATCGTACTTTTGGCCGCCGTGATGCCTGGGGAGATGGAGGGCGCGACGGCTTGCAAAAAATCCACGTGTAACTTCCACACCTCGATTCTCAGCTTGAAGCGCGTCAAGACCTCTTCAATGTCATCCTCAATCAGCGGGCGAATGACGTTGGGCTTTGCCGGGTTGGGGATGATTTGTACGCACTCCATCATCTCAGCAAGTAGAGGCTCCGCAACCTCCCACTTCAATCCGCCGATGGACTTCAACCCCAACTCGGCTAGCCCCGCCATGCCAAGTTCATCGAAGTTCTCAGGCAGGTCGGCATTCGACCCCATGAGAGCAAGCAGAACGCGAGTAGCCCACGCCTCTGCGCGAGACGCGGACATTTCTGTGATGGAGAAAACTTTGCCCTTATCGCGGCCCTCATCCGTCACTGTGTACTGTGCAACCTTACGCATGATGCCCCTTTTCTAACCGTGCGGGAACCTGTGGAAAGGAGGAAACACAGGCCGGTGATTTAATCCCGCACGGAACTTGATTTACAGCAGCGTCGGTGTGACCGACTCCCATGTGATTGCAAAGTCCATTGGCTGTAGAACCTTCGCGGCGTCCGGCACTGGCTTGAAGTTCTGAAGCACTCCGCGATTGCATGTGAACGACTCGCCGGTAGACGGAAGGCTGATCGTTCCGGTGATGTAGTAGATGTCCCGCGCTGCCCGCGTTGCCGCCGCGATGGAATTGAAGATGGCTTTGCTTGGTGAGTCGGCCTGTAGCGAGATAGTCTGCTTGACCGGCACGGGCGTAAAGCCGGATGTCATGCGGCCATCCACGCCCATCTGTACCTCTGCAAGCTCGACGCTCTCCGTACTCCACGCCTTCTCAGCCGCGTAGCCCTGCAACTGCTGAGGGGAAGGGAAGAGGCCCGCAACGCTGATAGTGAAGACGCTGTTTGCACTGGTGATTGTCGTGTCATTCATGGTCTATTCCCCTTAGAAAATGTCTACAGATGCCATCGTGATTTTCTGGATTGCTCCGCCATCGGTGTACCAGAAGTTGATGATCGGAGTTTTGCGCAGTCCGCGAGCAGTCGCGCCGGGGTCGAGTACCTGGAGGTAGTACCCCTGCGTCTGAATCAAGCTCGCCACGGCCTGCCCAGCCGCCGTGTTGACCTCTGCAATCTGCGCAGCCGATAGGACAACTCCGGTCTGGATCATTCCGAAATCGAGCGCGGCATTGATCGGGTCAAGCAGTGCCGACCGAACCAACCCGTACCCGGCCTCATCGTAGGAAACAGCCCCAACCTGAGTCAGCAACGTCATCAACGCAAGCTGGAATTGGCTGTTGAGGAATACCTGATCGACGAACGCATCGAGCCAATCGAACTGCCCCGGCATCTGCCCGTTGTAGAAGAACACAAACTGCTGTGCGGCGGTCGCGTAGGCTCCATAGAAGTTGTAGCCATTCGCCAGAAGATTCTCTGCGATCTGCCCGTTCTTGACGCAAGCGGGGAGGCCGGACTGCGACTTGAATGCGGCGGTGATGCGCCCATTGGTCTGCGCGAAGTTGATGCTTGCAACCGCGCCCGATACGAACGTAGCCACGTTGAGCAGCATCGTGGAAAGCGGAACGTCAGCCTTATAAGCCACGTTGGGATCGCCAGAGATACAGATGACGCCGTTATATGCCGCAGCCTTGGCGACGCAGCCAAACGGCTCTGTGGCGTTCTGCATGAGAGCCTGAGAGTCAGTGTCCCATGCGACATAGCAGAACGGGTTGTAAAGCTGCCCGTTGCTCCATGCGGCGAAGTTGATTTTGTCCGCAAGGTCGGGTTCCCATAGGGTAACGAACGTCGCCCAGTCCTGCGTTACCGCAGCGGCCTTGTCCATCGCAGTTGCGGGCGTATCGACGGCATCCCCGGCGGAAACATACGCTGCGGTTGCCGCACTCAGGCTCAAATCTTCGGCCACAGCTCCGGTTGCGTACCCCATGCTCGACAGCACCCCGGTAAGGCCGGACGTGATGACGAAGGCGGTCTGTACGCTGTCCCATGCTACGGTGACGGGAACGCCGGTCGAATAGGTTGCGACCGGGCCGGCAACGGTGGAAGACTGGGAGAGTTGATATGTCCCCATACCGCCCAGGTGTCCATCGGATTCCGTACTCGTCCACTGTGAAAGGATGACCGAGTTGGATGTGATACCGGCGCATGTAACCAACTGCCCCGGCGCAAAGTATCCCGTCACGGCACTGGCGATTGTCAGGGTGGTGGTGGAGATTGAGCCATCCGCAGCCGAGCCAATGTCCGCGCTTGAGGTCATCGCTTCGGGAGTCGTCACGGTCGACGCTGCGGAAAGCTGATAGGTTCCCTTGCCGCCAAGATGCGAGTCGGTTTCCGTGCTGGTCAACTGCGAGACAATGACCGATCCGGCGGTGACGCTTGCCCCGGCCAAAGTCTGCCCCGGAACGAATGCGCCGGTCACTGTACTGGCGACGGTCAGAATCTCGTCTGCAATCGAGCATG